CCAGCTCCACCAAATAATGTTCCGAGTAGGAACGAGAAAGACCAGAAACCCGCATAGCATAAGGCTTTGCGGGTTTTTTGTTGTCCGAGATAGTCCAAGGAAGTCGCCTAGAGCCAGCTCAAAGAGTAACATGTGCGGTAACAAGGTTCTGGTAACACCGTTTTGGGTGTTACTGCTGGAGGGGATAACACCATGAGCAAGGACAAGCTGACCGACTCAAAGTTGAGGACAGCCAAGCCCGAGGGGAAGGAATACAACTTGGGGGATGGTGATGGCCTCTACCTGAGGGTTAAAACGAACGGGGGCAAGCTGTGGCTGTTCAACTACTACCGCCCTGGTGACAAGAGGCGGGCCAACCTCAGTTTCGGCCCCTACCCTGACGTTACCCTCTCCGCCGCCCGAGAACGACGGCGACAAGCCCGCGCCCTGCTGGCCGAAGGTATTGATCCCCAACTCCACCAGCAAGAACAGGTCGCCATTGCCCAAGCCAAGCAAGAGGCCAGCGCCAACACCTTTGAGCGCATGGCCGCCAAGTGGCTGGAGCTGAAACGGCACGACGTGAGCGAAGCCTATGCCGCCGATTCGTGGCGCTCCCTTGAGCTGTATGTGCTGCCTTTCATCGGCTCCATGCCCATCGACCAGATACGCGCCCCCCTGGTGATCGAGCTACTGCGCCCGCTGGAGGCTGACGGCAAACTTGAGACAGTGCGCCGCTTGTGTCAGCGAATAAACGAGATCCTCGACTACAGCGTTAATCATGGCCTACTCGATGCCAATCCCTGCTCTGCCATTCGCAAGGTATTCAAGAAGCCCACCAAGAAGCATATGCCCACCCTCAAACCAGACGAGTTGCCGCTGTTGATGGCCGACATTGCCAACGGTCGCCTGGAACATACCACCCGCTGTCAGATTGAATGGAGCCTTCACACGCTGGTGCGCCCCGGTGAATCGGCGGGTACCCGTTGGGACGAGATAGACCTTGAAGCCAAGGTGTGGAACATCCCTGATGATCGCATGAAGATGGATCGCCCCCACCGGGTACCGCTCACCCCGCAAGCCCTTGCCCTGTTGGAGAGGATGAAGCCTATCAGCGGCCACCGCCCCTTTGTGTTCCCCGGCTACCGTAACCCCATGGGCCATATCAACGACCAAAGCGCCAATGCGGCCCTCAAGCGACTGGGCTACGGCGGGCGGCTGGTGGCCCACGGACTGCGCTCGCTGGGGAGTACCACCCTCAACGAACAAGGTTTCAACCCGGACGCCATCGAGGCGGCGCTATCCCATGCCGATGACAACGAGATCCGCCGCGCCTATAACCGGTCGGACTACTTCGAGCAGCGGGTGATCATGATGGGCTGGTGGAGCGACCACATTGAGAAAGCCAGCCAAGGGAACCTCTCTCTGGCGAGCGGCTTTAAAGCATTGAAGGTGGTGGGCGAGTAACGCCAGCCTAACGACTTGCCGGGCCTAGATAGGCCAATCGAAAAGCGGGGAACCTTGCCCGCCTGACCCGGCACCCATTTCAAGGTGCGTGAAAGGTAACGCGACAATGAGCAAAGACACCCCATTATTACCGCTGGAGTATTGCCGGATTGATAGAGCAGCCCGCCTTTTGAAGTGTGAGGTATTGGATTTATTACATTGGGGGGCGACCAATAGGGTAGAGCTTAACCTGCGGCTTGAGCGGGAGTCGGTCATTTCTAGCCCGCTCCTGGACGAGGAGACGATAGCAGAGATGATTGTTGCCTTTGTCGTCGGCACCTCCCCTACCTACGAAGCAAAAGACCGGACGATTAAACAAACTAAAATATCGTTTGATGAGTTCACCGCAGTGGATGAAATGCAAGTTCTGGATCTTGTTTCCCCTTGGCTTGAAGCCCGTGCCACCGGGTTGTGGGCATTGGCAAGCTCCACGTTGTGTCTGTTCGAACAAGAGAAAACGGCCCAGATAATCAACGCAGGTGTGGCTCTGTCTCGACGAACCCAAAATGGCGAGTTGATGGTGGTTTTAGCTGCGCGGGAAGACTGGACGCCAGATGTTAATGAACTTTTCATTAGAAAAGAGTGCTTACACCGACTGAGTGAACATATTGCAAGCGGGAAGCCATTGCCAAAACTGCAAGATGGGATCATTACCTCTGAGCTGGCCCAGGCTATGCCAAAAGCACGATCAACAGCGAAGCAGAGTCTAGTTATTGCTGAACTATTAACCGCTCATGGGGTGAAGGATGAGGATTTCCAGGGAAGCATTGAAGCTCTCAAACAGAAAATAGCCAGCAAGGGGCTTAGTAAAACACTGGTCAACGTGGATAAAAACACCCTGTCCGACTGGCTAAGGAAAGCCGGAGTCAGACAGTGAGTTTTCAATAGCTCACGTGAATTTTAGATAACTCACCCACTCGAAAACTCCGCCGTGTTTCCATTGCCCCGTCAACAACAACGACCGAGGCAAACCAATATGGAACAACACTATTCCCTTAACTGCCCCACAACGCGCTTTATCCGAGTGCGGGAGGTGATCAAGAAAACCGGCCTGAGCAAATCGAGCGTCTATGACTTGATGGCGCAAGGCCTTTTCCCGCAAACCGTGCGCCTAACTGGACGCTCAGTTGCATTTATCGAGGCTGAGATTGATGCCTGGATGGCAGAACGTATCGCTGCTCGCAAAGCGGCATAAGGGGGCAGCATGAGCAAAAAAGAAAAGGCCGCACCGCAGAACGGCACGACCAAGCTTGAGCATGGTCAGCATATCACCAAGGCCACCAAAGTACCCGCCTTGCTGGAGTTGGCCGCCGCCCACCTGCTGGAGAGCGGGATGAAGGGCACCAGTCAGTTGACGTTCTTCCCCCTGTATCACGACTTCAACTACCGCAACCGCATCGACGAGTTGCGCAACGACCATGATGTGATCATTCACAGCATGCCGTTTGACCACCGCAACAGCGCGGGCCGCACCACCCGCTTTGAGCGGTATTGGCTAGCCAACCGGGAGGAGGCCCGCAAGGTGGCCGAGCTGGTGAACCTCAAGCGCCGCCAGCGCAACGCCTTGCCGATGGAGCAGGAGCAGATTGCCCGTTACCTTGCCGCCTTCCCTGCCACCCCCGACGAGCTTCCGCCCGCCGCTTAACGGAGCCACCACCATGACTATTCAAAAAAGCAGATTCAGTTCTGAGGCCGCCCCGCAGCCTGCTGGCAGCCAAGATGAAGCGGGATTGGCTGGCATGATGGATTCGATCCACCGCACAGCGTCAACATTCCGACGACTACCAATTTTTGCAATTGGCTTGTACGAGGACGCCCGAGGCGGTACGATTCGTGCTGTTGATGGCTTAGACACCCATCGGCATGGCTGGCGGATTAGACACCCGCAAGCTGTGACTAAACCAAGGACAATTCGCACCTCTTCCCCCGTCTCCGGCTCCCTGCCGGGGATCTATCCAGTTTTGGGGGCAAGGATCGGGAGCCAAAGAAAACGCCCCCACTGTGCCTTCCTTGGTTTGGCACTGTCTTGCGGCTACCCGATCCGCCTTGGTCTATCAAAACCAAGGATTCATACCATGATCTTCACCTTCCTGATCGCATCGAGCGCCTGCCGACTGGCAGACCTGCGCCATATCCGCACCGTTTCCGCCGTGGCTGACACCGAAGCCCAAGCCCGTATTGCTCTGGCTGGCCTGCCTCTGGTGTTCCTGTCCCGCACTCCGACTGGGAGGGCCGCCGCATGAAACGCCCGTTCCTAGATCATGTCGAGGCCCTGAGCGCCATTGCCGCCGCGCTGGATGCTGCCCTGTATATCGCCACCGACCCCACCGCCGCTGACCTCGTTACCGAATTGATCGCTTGGTCGCAAGAGACCGCACAACGGGCGAAAGCCGAAGCAAGCAAGGGGGTCGCCGTATGAGCTATAAGCGCACCACTATTCCCGCTCGCCGGAACTACAGCCCAGCAGTAAAACCCTCCTCAATTGCGGCACTCCCGTTTGTTCAACTGCCCAAGAGCCTCAAGGGCGGGCCGGGTAGCAAGTGGCGGGTGCCACCGACAGACAACTATGAGCGGGCCTGTGACATTGGCATGGAGTACGCCGCGCACTATGTCCAGTTCCTCAAGGACAACCCGCGATGGGTTGGGGTGAACCTGCTTGGCGACATTGTGGCGGATATGGATTTCAACGACAGCACCGGGGCCAAGGGCTACCTAGTGGGATTCTTCACCTATCTGGAGCGCTTGATCCACACCCAAGCCAAGCATGTGAATGCGTTCACCGAGGTGGACAGGATGAGCGCCTATTACGCCGCGACTGCCGAAGCCGGGGAGGCCGTATGAACCAGATCCACTCCCCCCGCCTGGCTGAACTTCTGACACAACTGGCAACGTTGCTGGAGCAAATCGAGCTAACCCCCGTGGAGCGTGCGCAATACAGCGCTTTGCTTGATGCCCTGCGCATTGAGGCGGGGATCCGCATGGAGGCACTGCAATGACCTACTTCGCATGGGCAGCCGGTAGCACCCCGCCCACCTTCACCGGCACCGCCAACCCGTACACCGGCAAACGCTCCCAACTGGGCAGCCTGAGCGCCTTCGCTTGGCGCAAGGATAGGGATCGGTTCATCGAGCAGACCCGAGGCGCGGCGGTGGTGGTGACAGCCAAGCAAGCCCGCGAACTAAAAGCCGGTTTGGATAACAGGGAATTCGATGCGCTGGTGGTCGCGCTGACCGGGGGTGACCTATGAGCGAACGACTGATAGAAGCCCTGCGCCGCCGCATCTGGCGCGAGCTGTACCGAGTGCCGGTGCGGCTGACTGTGTTACGGGTGTTGTTTCAACGACTGATGAAGGCCCAACGGCCACCCCATCACAATGCAACAGGGGGTTGCCATGATCGAGATTAATACGATGGTGAAGGCGGTGGCGCGGGCCTATCTGGCGGTGCGTGGTAACACGTTCAACCATCTGGGAGTTCAACTGCCGCTGGATCAGGAGGTGCTGACCATGGCGATCCACAACCAAATCGTGGGCGCTCACCTGGAGCACGCTGGCGGCAAACAGGGGCGGGATGACGCTTTGCTGATGCTGCGCCATATGTTGGCTGGCGATGAGTTAACGCCGCTGGGTAGTCTGGTGCTGGACGAAATGAACCGTGCCTTTTGTGCCGATGTGCGGCAGATGCTGGATGAGGGCAGAGACCCCATGGATGAGCTGGCGAGAGAGCATAGGGAGTCACTGCAATGAGCAAGACAACGACGCAGCAAGGGGCCATCGAAATGACGGTGGCCGAGCTTGCCCAGCGTGTGGCAGATCGCTACCGCGCCGCTTTTGGGGAAACCTTCCGGGATCGCGGGGAGGTGTTGCGACTGAACACACCAGCATTCCCCGCCGCTATCACCGTGTTTGTGTGTGGAGAGGACGACGACGCACACACGGCCACCCTCATGTTGCAGGCGATGCTAGCAAGGGATGGGGACGGCCTAAGCAACTTCGGGGTGAGGTTCATTGAAGCTCTGCTCTTTTGGCTGGCCGATCAGGTTTATCAGGCAAAGGCCGGGGCCACCAATCCGCCGCCCCAATCGGCGCAACTGCTACGGATGGAGGATTACCGAGCATGACAGCAACAACACAGGGGGCCATGAGCCCCCGCTTTGTCTCTGATGTGGCCGCCGCTGCCTGTGGACACTGGCCCGATCTGCTCGCTGCTGTCGGTATCGACATACCACGCCGTGGCAAGCATGGCCCCTGTCCTTTCTGTGGCGGGAGCGACCGGTTCCGGCTCGATGACAAGGGCGGGCGCGGCACGTGGATTTGCAACCAGTGCGGCAACGGTGATGGGCTGGATCTGGTGTGCCGGGTGCTGAGTACCACCCCAAAGGCGGCGGCTGAGTTGCTGGCCCCGCTGGTGGGCTTGTCTGCCGGTGGTCTCGTCCCTGCCGAGCGGGAGCGCATCCAGCGCCAGCAACAGGCCAAGACCGAGCAGGAGCGCCAGCGAGCCGAGCAACAGCGCCAGAAGGCCGCCAGACGCGCCGCTGACATCATGGCGGACACCGGGCAGGGGGAGAGCCCCTATCTTGAGCGTAAGGGCTTTGGTTCGCACCTGAGCGCAGTGAATCGAACCCTGATCCGCGAGGGGGGCGAGAACTTCCCGGCTGGGTCGCTGGTGATCCCGCTGACCAATGAGGCGGGCGAACTGCTGAACGTTCAACTTATCCGGGCTGATGGCACCAAGCGTTACCTGCATGGCGGCCAGAAGGCCGGGGCTTTCCACCGTATCGAGGGCGGGGAGCTGGTGGCTATCTGCGAGGGGTACGCAACCGGGCTATCTGTTCACCTAGCTATCGGGGCGACCGTCTATTGCGCGATGGATTGCGGCAACTTGGCGGCGGTGGCCCAGATTGCCCGCCGCCAGCACCCAAAGGCCCGGATCCTGCTATGTGGCGACAATGACGAGGGCACCCAGGGCAACCCCGGCAAACTCAAGGCCGAACAGGCCGCCGTTGCTATAGGCGGGCTGGTGGCGCTACCGCCTGAGTTTTCAGGAGATTGGAACGACTACGAGCAAGCCCACGGGCTGACCAAGACACAAGAGGCCATCATGAGCGCCAGCACAGCACCGACCACCAGCAATCAGGTAAACGAGAAGGATCTGACAGCTGGGCAGACCCTTGGCGGAATCACCAAGAGTCAGGGCGAAACTGCCAAGCAATCCAAAGACGCCAGCCAGAGAGAAGGGGCTCCCTGGCTGGCCGAAGTGATCCCGCTCCAGCCAGAACATGAGTCGCCAGCACCAATGATCGACAAAATGAGCGCCAGCCAACGGGCGACCCTGCTGATCGAGCGGCTGGGTGAGGTGGCTATCAATATGGAGTCGGAACGGGTCTACCACTACAGCGGCAGCCTGTGGGAGCCGCTGACAGATACTGAGCTGCGCCGCGAGATGGCGGCCATCTTCACCGAGCATAGCGCCCCGTTCAGTGACAAGGGCGTCTGCGCTGCCGTCTCAACCATGAAGCTAATGATCCCGGCGCTAGGGCAGCCTGCCGCCGACCTGATCGGCTTTGCCAATGGGGTCTATGACATGGCCGCCCGCCGATTCCGGCCCCACTCGCCATCAGATGGCCTGCTGAATCACAATGGAATCAACTATGCCCAGCCACTCCATGGTGAATGTATCGAGCACCACGCACCCAGCTTTACCAAGTGGCTTAACCACGCCGCAGAGGGAGATGCTGGCAAGATGGAGCGCATCAAGGCCGCCCTGTTTATGGTTCTGGCAAACCGCTATGACTGGCAGTTGTTCCTTGAAGTGACGGGCGAGGGTGGCAGCGGTAAGAGCGTGTTTGCCAATATCGCCGCGATGTTGGCAGGTGGGCCGCGCAATACAGGTTCCGGCAATATGGCCGCTTTGGATTACGCTAGGGGCCGCGCTCAGTTTGTGGATAAGCGGCTCATCCTGCTGCCAGACCAACCCAAGTACATCGGCGATGGCAGTGGTATCAAGGCGATCACTGGCGGGGATATGGTTGAAATTGATGGCAAGTATGAGAAACAGTTTGCCGCTGTCATCCAGGCTGTTGTGCTGGCGACCAATAATGAGCCGATGGTGATCACCGAGCGTAATGGTGGGGTATCACGCCGAAGGGTGATTTTCACCTTTAACCAAGTGGTGACAGAGGCTGACAAAGATCCGCTACTGGGGGAGAAGATAGCCGCAGAGCTGCCAGTGGTGATCCGCCACCTGCTGACCCTCTTCGCCGACCCGGAGCGAGCCCGCATCCGATTGTTGGAGCAACGCTGCTCTGATGACGCTTTAGCCATCAAGCGGGCGACAGATCCGGTGATCGACCTGTGCGCCATGCTGACCTTCATGGACAAACCGGAGGGGCTATTCATGGGCGGCAACCCCAGCGTGAAACAGGAGCCCCGGCGTTACCTCTATCACCTGTATCTGGCCTACTTGGACTATCACGGACTGGGTCGCCCGCTGTCTGTCCAGAAATTCAGCCAGGCGGTAAAGAGCGCCACCAAAGAATTCGGGCGGGAGTACATCACGCGCAAAGTGAAGGGGTATGCCCAAACTAATGCAACACCCACCGAGGCCACAGAAGTGTTCATGCCTCAAGCTGTCCATATCGAGGAATGATGCCAGCCAGAACGCCCCCCAGCAGGTGCCAATATGGCACCTTTCCTTTATCGGCTCCCCCTATACGTAGGACTTTTTGAAAAGTCTCTCTACCCTGTCTACCCAATGGCCTCAAAGCCTTGCTACATAAGGGATAGAGAGGGGTAGACAGTAATTATTTACTCTCTACCCACAGTCTACCTAGTCTACCTTTTTGCGTTGTTTCATCTTTGTTAGTGGTCGGATGAGTTGTCATCAATAAAGGGGGAGAGAGCAGGGTGATTAGGTAGGGAGTGGGTAGAGAATCAAAAGGCACTATCTACCCGCTCAAAGCCTTGCTGTTACTGGGTTTCACTGTTTGGGTAGAGAGGTAGACAATAACCCACTAAAACTTTTCACCGGGGGGGGTACACCAGTGAAAGCGCCATGAATTGTTTCGTAAATGTAATAACTTAACTAGCGCAACAGGGGGTTGCATTGAGATTGACCAACGAACAACGCGAGCAGGTGATCACCCTCCGCCGCAAACATTCACTAAGCGAGGTGGCTTCTCTGGCTGGCCTCTCTTTGGGAACGGTGAAAGCCATCGTCAGCCGGTCGGGCCTCTTCACCGACAACCCGAGACACCGGGCCATGTTCACCCTGCCTCCACTACAAAGCAGCGGAGAGACGCTGCCAGCGGTTCAAGAGCTGCCGCCGCAAGAAGTGGTGACCGGGGATAGGGAGATCGACTCCATGCTTTGGCTACGTCAAGTGATAGGGACGGGCGACCCGGTACGCATTGCCCAGGCCAAGGAGGCGGCAGGGCGGATCACCACCCCACCCGGCGAGCTTGAGCAGCGTTACAGCAAATGGCTGGTGGCTAAGGCGGGTCACATGCTCGCGGGCCTTGGCAGCATCGGCTTTGCCAACCTCGACGGGCTGGCCGAGCGAGCCATCACAAGGCGGGCCAATGAGGCTGAGGCCATCGGACGGTTCGGGGATGCGCTGTGGGACGACACCCAGGCGGAGGCGTTCTGCCAGGAGGTACTGAGGGGGCTGGAGCGGGACAGTTGGCAACTGCCGCCTGAACAGGTCGCGGAGCGGTTCAAGGCGCACCCTGAGCTGATGCCGCACACCCTGAGCGACTGCCTGCATGAGCTGGCTTACTGGGATGACCTTTACCGCCTGCGCCGTGCTTGCAGCAAGGATTACGATACCCATCAGGAGGTGTGGAGCCGGGATCAATTCATCTTCACCGTTATGCTGGCCGAACTGCGACCCAGAAACCGGGACGAGGCACGGGCCACCCTGCGCCACCTGCTGGACAGCGAGCGGCGAGACTGGAAGGAGGTAGACCGGATCCTAGATAACCTGATTGGGTGATTTCCCAGATAACCAGGACGAGTCGTGGTATGCTTACCATGAGCCGTTTGGAAGTTCGCACTGAGCAATTGGAGCCCAGCGTTATGAAGCCAAGCGGTTCAACAAGCCCGTTCTGGTGAACCACGCTTGGGCAATTGGAGCCCTTGGGTCGTACTAGGCGGGCTTTGTCTTTATGGAGTGGAACACCGACCGTCCCGCTCAAAACCGCGATTGAGGTAACACAGTGACCAAGCCAAAGGTGCCACCGTTCACGCCCCGAATGCTGACACCGGAAGAGATTGAGGACCTGCGGCAGGACCGCAAACGTCGGCACGAGGAAAACATGAAAGCACTCGAGACAATGGATCTCTCCCGCCTGATGCCGGACGAGCAACAGGATAAGTCCCCCAAGTAGCCCGACACGGTTGGTGGTGGAGTTGATGGCTATCCGACCCGCGAGACATTCCCCAAAACAGTTAACCTTTCCCAAAAATGGGGAAGGTACAGCCCTTCGCATGGCGATACCGGGATCCCGGTATTAACCGATCATGTGTCACGGTTTCTAGGACAGTGTCCGGGCAACCATGACAGCAACTCCGCACCAAAATCGGCTGTAAACCGCCACCCCACTCGCCACTACTGGCCGCAAACTCCGCAGTTAAACCGGCATATACAACATAGCCGAACCAGCTACAAACCCCACCCCCACCCCATCAGGGCTGAAAGTTCAGCCGGTCGCTCAGATTGTCACTGTATTAGTGACACCGTCACCGTTTTGGTGACACCCCGACCATGAGCCAGAGAAGGCTAGCCAGGGAATACCCTTCTCATCTGGATGGCGTCTTGCTGATCTCCATTCTGCGCAAATTGCGCAATTCATCCAAAAACGAAAAGCAACTTGGTGCTGCGCAAAACGGTTGCTCATTAGCTGGCAGCCTAAGCAGCACAAGGGATTGCGTGGGATTGGGGCGAGTAGGGAACTGCGCAATTTGCGCATTCCTAACTGCGCAGAACTGCGCAGATTGGTGAATTGCTCACAAGGGGGAAATGAGGTGTTGAGCACAGGGATTTGAACCCGCATCCGACAAGGGATTTGAACCAACCTTCTGTGGTGCTGGAGAGGTAGAACCAGTGGCTCAAACACCAAAAGCAGAGGGGGACTTTCGCCAACAGTAACACCCAAGGTAACACCACAACCAAACGTCAAACCTTCATAAGCAATAAAAACAATAACTTAAAATTACAATTCAGACTCCACCAGCTCCACCAAATAATGTTCCGAGTAGGAACGAGAAAGACCAGAAACCCGCATAGCATAAGGCTTTGCGGGTTTTTTGTTGTCCGAGATAGTCCAAGGAAGTCGCCTAGAGCCAGCTCAAA